TGTGTGCCTTGGATTCATCGGAAAGAAAGCGCGTGACCTTCAGCTTCGCAAGGGTGATAGTGTTGTAGCGTGGGGACAGAAACAGACCCGCAAAAACGAGAAGGGCGACAAGAGTTATACGAACGTCAGTTTGAAAGCTGATATGGTGGTTCTTGAGTACGTTCCGGAAAAGCAGCAGTGAAATTAATTGTTCGTGATGAGCGGGGAAGGCAGGCGTTTGTCGACTTTGTACGAAAGGTCGATTTAAAGAAACCATTCTCCGCCATTTTTGAACCTGTGAAGCAAAAACGCTCTCTTCCTCAGAATAAACTTTTTCATGTGTGGATGCAGGTTCTTGAAGGCGATACCGGAACTTCGTGTGAAGCATGGAAGCAGCACTACAAAGAATTGTTTCTTTCAAAGTTTTTGGATAACTGCTTCGGCAAAGAAGTAATTACAGTTCAAGGTACGTCTGATCTTGATTCAGGAGAGTTTTCGAATTTTCTTGAAAAAGTTCGTCAGGATGCTCTTGAAAACGGTAGTTACCTTCCATGGCCTGATGAACTTGGTTATGAAGAAATGATCATTAAATACGGAGGATAATATGAGTGTGAGCGGAATAATTTTTTGTGTTTTGGTTTTTCTTTTTTTATTGGCAATTTCAATATATGGTGTTTTTGAAGAAATACCACAATATTGCCCTTATTGCGGTGAAAAACTTAATGATCAAAATCATTGGTGTGATGGTAAAATAACGGCCATTCGAAACAGTCAGAAAATGTTATATGATAACGCTGAAAAGATGCGTGGTAAAACAAGGTTAAAAGTAGGAAGGAAAATAATAGTTATTCAAAAATGTAATTGTGGTAAAATAGGAAATATCGAGGTTTTGGTTGATCTTGCCAATAAGGGTGAAAACAAGAATGTATTTACCAGCGGTTATATGTGTGAAAAATGTAAGGTGGAGAAGATGTTATGCAGCGAACAAATATAGATTGGCCTAATCTGGATTATACATGGAACCCGGTTGTTGGGTGCCTGAGAGGTAGCGGTGATTTCAGTAAAATAGAATTATTGGCAAGTCAGCTTGATAAGCCAGTAACTATAAAAAAGCCATCTACATTCTTTGTTGGATTTTACACCGACATCGAATACTGGCCTATGACGTTCATTGAAATTGTACTCGACCGAATAAAGACATGGCCGCAGCACACATTTATGTTTCTGTCAAAGCGGTCGAAATCGTATCTTGGTTTCAAGTGGCCGTCCAATACCCTTCAGGGACTCACGATGACAGGACAGGAGACAGCCGATATTCAGCAGCGCAGGATAGAATTGCTTGAGAAGATGCCCCGGCCATACTTGTCTATGGAGCCTTTAATCGACACCCTTGACGTAGACATACCTGCAAATTTCGAGCGAGTAATTGTTGGTGCTATGACCGGAAAAGGAGCAGTATCACCACCACCATTGGCAATAGATTCGATTCGCAGCAGGTGCCGACCGGAAGTTGTTTACTGGAAAAAAAACATTAAACCTTTCCTTTGAAAAATTTATTATATTTAACTGTGCGTAAATCCTTTGGTCGGGATAGCGCAGATTGACATGGTCCAAAAACACGAAACCAATACCCGTGTTTGCTTTCAGCCACCTTGCCTGTTGGACCCAGGCAGGCAGCGAGACCAAAAGCAGACGCGGGTTTTTTATTTTAAGGTTATACTATGATTGAAATGATGCCAACAAAAATAGAATGGGTTGTAAAATACGGATACGAAGAGGCTGGTATGTTGTGGTGGATTGTTCATTGGGTAGAGCAAAATAAGGCCAATGAAATAAATTTTTACGATGGTAAAACATGGACATATAACAGCAAAAAAGCATGGGCTGAGTTGTTTTTTTGGTGGTCAGAAAAACAAATACGCCGTCTACTCGACAACCTTATTGAGCGAGGTGCAATAATTACTGGATGCTATAATAAGCAGCCATTCGACCGGACATTATGGTATGCTCTTTCCGATATTTTTGAGGCAGATCGATCAGCCCAAACGGGCCAATGTGATCAGCCCAAACGGGCCAATGTGATCAGCCCAAACGGGCCGACCAATACCATAAAAGAAAACCATAAAGAAGAAAAAAAAGAAATAGATGTAATTCTCTTTGATGCTGCAAAGTCCGATGCGGAAAAACACTGTGAACCTAACAAGCAACACTTCGCATCACCGGAAGTTGTTCAGGTATTTGACCACTGGAACAACGTCTCCCCCCTGAAGCATCGCAAGATAAACGATGCAATGGAAAAGGCAATATCAATTAGGCTTAAAGAAAACTCAATTGACGATTTGAAAGCATGTATCAGCAACTACGCTTCGGTTGTAACAAATGCAGCTTCATGGTACACTTACCAATCCTCACTGGATGATTTTTTCAGGGTAGGAAAGTTGAAGCCTGCCCCTTGCATGAAGTTTTTCCCGGAACGTTTTGTGCTGCAAAATTTTTTAGATAAAAAAAAGAGGCATCAGGTTCCCGCTGGAGGATCTCGAATAATTAAAGATGATTCGACACCGCGGTCACGTATAATTTAACAGGAGGCTATTATGGGGTTCATGCTTAGAGGAGAGTTTGATTCGGTTATTGAATGGGCACTGGATGTATACGATGCCAGCATTTCTTCAAAAAATGCCGATGTGTGGTATGAAATCTTTAAAGGATTTTCACAGGATGAATTCAAGAGGGCATTCATGCATCACATAAAGACCGACCTGTATAGCACTTTTCCTCCACCGGGAAAAATTACCCTTGCATTAAATGAGCTTGAAGAGGCAAGGATATCAGCACCAGCAGAGTATCCAAGCTTTACTACCCTATGGCTTAGGGTGGTGGCTTATTTTCCGGGCAAACAGGATTATGAACACTTTCCACCGGAAACAGACGAACAGGCTTGGAGGTCCATGTTTGACCGTTTGTTTAAAGTTCCTGCTATTGAAAGAGCTTCGGTAGTTTCAAAAATAATGGAGGAACTTGAGAGTGTTAAGTAAAGATTATGTTACTCCGAATGTGGTAGATTTCGAAAGAATTATAATTGGTTCTTGCATCATGATTAAGGGTGTTGTTGATATTGTTTCGACAAAAATAGACGCTTGTGATTTTTATAATACTTCTCATGCTGAAATATATTCTGCAATTATTGGACTTCTTGAAAAAAACGAACTTATAAATGAAACTACAGTAAAGGTTAAGCTTGACACTGCAAATAAGCCTGAACTGGTTGAAGTAATATGGTCATGCTGCGAAACCGTTTGTACCATTGAAAATATCGATTATTACATAGACAAGGTGCTTGCAAAATCAAAACTTAGAGAGCTGATAACGTTTGGTGTTGGTATCGGACCTATGGTAGCAGCATCTAATGATGACTGGAATGTTGTTGATAAGATTGATCAAAAATACAATGCTGTACGATTTAAAAAAACTGATTCGAGTATAAGCAGCGCAAAGCATATGATGCAGATAACAGTTGATGATATGCATGCTCGACATCAGAAAAAAGTAATGGGGTATAAAACAGGAATTTTAGAGCTTGACAATACAATAGGTGAGCTTGCCAAGGGGGATCTTGTTGTAATTGCCGGAAGGCCGTCTATGGGTAAAACTGCGCTGGCAACGTCAATAGCATTGAATCAATTAAAGAGTGGTATTAAAGTGGGATTCTTAAGCCTTGAAATGAAAGAAAAGGCAATTGGATATAGAATGGTTTCTGTTGAGTCAGGCTTGAACCTGTTCAAGATAATGCATGGACTGACATCGAGAAGCGAATCCCCACAACTACACGCTGCGATATCAAGGATATCAGAGTATCTTTTTTACATAGATGATACTCCAGGTTTAACGTGGATGAGATCAAAAAGTATTGTTCGACAGATGATTTCAAGGTTTGGAATTCAGGTTGTGTACCTCGATCATCTTCATAAAATGGATTATGTTGACCAAAACCCAACAACCGGATATGAGAAAATAACCAAGGGATTGTCTGCTGCGGCAAAAGAAATGGATATACCTATTATTTTGTTGTCACAGCTTAAACGTCTTGACAAGAAAAAAAAGGACGATAGAAGGCCGTCTCTTGATGATTTGAGGTGGAGCGGAGGTATTGAACAGGACGCAGATACGGTAATCCTTGTTCATAGAGAAGAGTATTATACAAAGGCAGATGAGGATAAAGGGAAAGCCGAATTGATTGTTGCTAAACAAAGAAATGGACCAACTGAAACGGTCCAGTGCAGGTTTAATGCCATGTGTGCTCATTTTGAAAATATAGCGCAGGAGTTTTAATGGAAAAGAAAATGACTGTTCATAGATTAAAAAGAATTGTAAAATGGCTTGAGTTAAAATGTAAAAAAAATCAATATCTTTCTGTGGTAATTATTGATGGTGTAAAATATTATAGACCACAAGATTTATCACAACTTAAAAAGAATTAATTAAAGATGGCTACCTTTAAAAAGAACCACTACTACGTCAGGAAAAAAGAGTATGACAAATGCAGCCTTGGCATAAAGGAAATTATGCCGATAGAGGATAGAACGGTGACAGATTTATTTTTTGCTCAGTATGATGATATGACGGGAATAAGAACGGAGGAATGAGTGAGCTGGGCAATATCTCAGGCGTTAATGAGGAGCTTCGAGAACTCGCGGTCTTTGCCGGTGGCGGTGGCGGAATACTCGGGGGAATATTCCTTGGATGGAGAACTGTCTGCGCCGTTGAAATCGACCCCTACTCCGCAAGCGTTCTTATCGCCCGACAAAATGACGGCATTCTCCCGCCTTTCCCGATTTGGGATGACGTTCGCACATTTGACGGCCGACCATGGCGCGGAATTGTTGACGTGGTATCTGGCGGATTTCCATGCAACGACATCAGCGCAGCGGGGGGGGGGCGCAGGAATTACCGGAACGCAATCAGGCCTATGGCGGCACCAATGGAGAATCGTTCGCGAGGTACGACCGAAACTCGTCTACGTGGAGAACTCTCCATTGCTCACTATTCGGGGAATACGACGAGTACTTGGGGACCTGGCCGAAGTGGGGTATGATGCGGAATGGGGAGTGTTCGGAGCGGATGATGCCGGCTATGATCATCCGCGAAAAAGAATCTGGATTGTTGCCTACCTGCCTGGCGAACGACGGAAAAGGCGGAACGAAGAAGAGAAGACACGAGGGGCAACCAGATCGACTATCAGAATGGCGACATTATGTTTGCCAAAAGTACGGCATGAAATACCCGCACCCGACGCATTCGGAAATTCGGATGGGATTCCCGGAAGGATGGACAGACTTAAAGCCGTTGGAAATGCGCAAGTACCGGCAGTGGCTGCACTCGCATGGAAAATTTTATACCAAAGAATAACGGAGGAAAAATGATCAGGATTACAAAGGTAAAACTTACCAAGGAAAAGAAGATTAACATCGAGTACCAGGTGGTAGGGAAAAAAGGAATATGGGATGAATTCGCTTTTACCTGCCAAGACGAAGCACTCCCGGAGCTGTACACCGCAGTAAAAAATCTTGTCGTACACGTGATAGGCTTGTGCGAGCTTCCCCCGGAGTATTGCGATAGGATAACCGTTAAAGGCGTTTCGGCATCGTACACCACCGATAACGTAATGGGTGCGGTAATTATCGCCAGTATGCAGCTCTTTCACTCGAACTGCCCGTTGAACCTGAACACTCCATACAAACCCGCTGAAGAGTACGGCGACCAACCGGCACCAGCGGGTACCCTTTTGACTCCCATGTGTGTTGCCGACATCAAGACACTGTTCAATGAGTGCATTAAATACATTGCCGGGTATCGAGCGCAGACCGATTTATTCATGGCTGTACAACCGGCGCTGGTTGCCACTGAAATAGTGAGCGCAGAAATCAGCAAAATTTTTGATAAGGTTGATATGGAGATAAAAGTATGATGCTGCCAAAGAAGAAATGGAGCCAGCCCGACGAAAGCAAAACCATGAGAGCGGAATGCCCGGAAAACCTGATGCAGGGAGCGGTTGACGATTACCTTGAAATTAAGCGTATGAAGTGCTACCGAATACCGGATGCAATTTTCCGATGGATAAAAATGAAAGCTCCCATCGGGATACAGAAATGGTTCTTTGGGGTATTCGGAGGCCAGCCCGACAACACGATAATTATTCCCCTTGGAAATGGATACGCATTTACCCTGCTGTTGGAGCTTAAAACGCAGGACGCAAAGGGTCGGGCCATCGGCAAGCTGCATGGTAAGCAGAAGCGCGAAGGTGATGATTGGAAAATATGCCGGAGTGTTGATTCAGCAGTTGCAGAGATAGATAAATTCGAGCTTCTTGCCGAAGATATAAAAAAATACCTTGCACGTTGAGTATAGATGGTGTATATTGAGTGTAAGGAGGTAAGAAAATGAAACCAAGAAGAACATTGACCGCTTTTGAAAAACAGACTCTCCGGGAAATGTGTGAGCAAAATGATTGCGACATGGAAACGCTTATTAACTCGCTTATGTGCAATGTGGTGTCGGAACAAATATCAATCCAGATCCATTACCTTAAAACCGGGGAGTTGCCGATATGAAACACATACTTGAATACTTGCAGATGGTAGGTAGTGAAATTATCGGATCGATGCTTCTCATCATCGAGATTTTCACCGGGCAGCAGGGGGAGTCACACAATTGAAACTCCTTACTACTACCGATAATGGATATGGAGAATGGGGCCGCTGGGTAAAAATTGGTGAAACCATTTATTACTGCATGAGCACATTTGAGGAAAAGGAAATCCCGAAAGCAGCAGGGTTTTCGTATTCTGGCGTGAAGCGTTCGTGGTTCACTGTTGACCGGGCGAAAGCTGCAAAACTGGCAGAGTATGCAGTGTCGGTGGAGTTGCAGCAGGAGCTTTCAGCGGTGCGCAACAAACAGGTGACTTCCCTTACGGCATCCCGTGCAACCAGTACGGCGAGAGTATTCCCGGTTCCGGTCGGACTCGATTATTTCCCGTTCCAGAAATCAGGCATTGAATACGCCCTAATGCGGCAGAACACGCTTATTGGGGATGACATGGGACTTGGGAAAACTATTCAGGCCATTGGTGTAATAAATTGCTGCGACTACATTAAAAAAGTGCTGGTTGTGTGCCCGGCGACACTGAAAACAAACTGGAAAAACGAGGCTGAACGGTGGTTGGTTCGGAATCTGAAAATTGGTATCGGTGATTCGAATGTGAATCCTACACCGGACACTGGGTATGATTTCTGTATCTACAATTATGAAGCACTGCGGAAGGCCAACGCGAAAATATCGGAGGTTGAATGGGACTTGGTTATTCTCGACGAGGCTCACGTGATTCGCAACACTACCACTCACGGATACCGGACGATTGCTGGTGGAAAAATGGAGAAGAAAAGTGGCGACGAGAAAGTAGCTGTTGAGTACGGAAAGATCCGTTCTAAACATACCATAGCACTGACAGGAACCCCGATATGCAATAGGCCGAAAGAGCTATGGGGATTACTCACGTTGCTTTGTCCTGAGCAGTGGCACGGTGGACAGTACTGGTACTTCCATAAACGTTACTGTGGTGCTGAAAGAGGCAAATACGGAACTGAGTGGAACGCTGTTCCCCCGGAGCGGTTAGAAGAGCTGCAAACGTGGTTACGAGAAAACGTAATGGTGAGACGCTTAAAATCGGAAGTGATGAAGGAGCTCCCTCCAAAAATTAGAACCGTAGTTGAGCTGGACTATGACCCGAACGATAGCGCAGTAAAAACGGCCATTAATTTTGAGAAGCAGTTTAAGAAGATCGAAGTACTCGAAGCTGAAGTTGAATTGGCAAAAGCTATTGATGACGAAGATGCTTATAAAATTGCCGTTGAAAAATTGGAAGTACAGAGAAAGTTTTCGTTCGATGAAATGGCCGAATCGCGTAAGATGACGGCACTGGCAAAACTTCCTTACGCTATCGATTACATTCAGGAACTACTCGACACCGGCAAAAAAGTTGTGGTCGGAGTGCATCATCACGAAATGGTTGAAGCCCTGCAAAAGAAATGGCCATTGGAATCGATTACTATATACGGAGAAACCAAAGTATCCGATCGGCAGAATCAGGTTGACCGGTTTCAGATGGACGAAAATGTCAGGCTGGCGATTATCAGCATAAAGGCTGGAGGGGTCGGAATAACCTTGACCGCATCGTCAACGGTGGTTGTTTTGGAGCTGCCATGGACACCTGGCGACCTGAGTCAATTTGAAGATCGCTGCCACCGCATCGGGCAGACCGATACCGTGAATGTATACCACTTGGTTTTGCGCGATTCCATTGATGTTAAAATGGCAAAAACAATAGTTGAGAAGCAGGAGATCATCGAAAGCGCACTGAATACCATTCAGGTACGTGAACGGGTGACCTCAGTTGCCACCAGAAGCCTCACCAGAGAGCGTATAATCGAAGAGGCCCACAACGTCACTCCAGAAGTTAAAGTCGCCATACATAAGGCGCTGCGCATCTTGGCTGGAAAAGATTTGGACCATTGTTCAGTAGAAAACGGAATGGGATATAACAAAGTGGACTCTGCAATAGGCCACTCGTTGGCAGAACGGATAGAATTATCAGCTAAACAGGCAGTACTTGGAAAGCGTATCGTAAAAAAATATTCAAGGCAGTTGCCTATTGAGTTGTATTCGAGTATATTTAGCGTATGATCAGAAAACAAAACGCAATTTGCAAAACAAACATAGTAAATATTAAGATTACCGGGGAGAACCGGGAGCCTTTAGATTACTGTGAAAAGTTGATGATGGCTGAGGCCGGAACGAGCAATCCGACAGACATACCAAACGCTCGCATTATAACCAGACTTCTTGTTGCTGGATATAACGCACTGAAGGGGAAGAAATGAGCATTAACGATCAAGTAAAGGGACTGGTGAGGTTAGAAAAGCAGCTGCGTGGAATACGGATAATGGTATCCACCACTAAGGATGGTATCGTCAAAGTCAAATGGGGCAAAAAGTTTGACATGATCGAAGTTCCTGACCGACAGTGGGGGAACATGATCAAGGAAGAAATTGAACTGGTAATATCAAAAAAAGCCGACGCAGTTGCTATGGCAATAAGTCATGTAAAAGCACGTGTTGAACAGCTCTCATTGGAGTTGTTTGGAAAAGGAGAAGAGAATGGGAATGAAGGATCAGTTCGACAGAGCCGGGAACAAGTTCAAGATATCGCTGGACAAGGTGATTCTGGCGAAAAACGCGAGACGGACGTTTGTACAGGAGACGATTGCGGTACTGGCGAACCTTCTGATGCTTCAGGGGCAGAGGGAGGCCGGCAAAGGTTATCTTCATAGCGACGGAGAACACTTCGTACTTACTGCTGGCCAGCGCAGGTACAAGGCTATGCGGTATGCCAACGAAAGCCTTGGCGCATCGTTCGAATACATTGAATGCGACTGCGAAGAAAAGGATGGAAGCACTGGAAGATACCCAGAGGGCAAAGAGCTGATAATCCGTCAGATGGTTGACGGTACTACACAGGAAAGGCTTTGTGTAGAAGATCAGGCTTTAAATATCAAAGAGCTGGTAGAAGTTCACGGAATGAGCGTTGAAGAGGTTTCTAAACAGCTTCAGTGCAGTGGGCAACATGTTCGTGATATGCTCAAATTCAACGAAGTTGATCCCGACATCAAGCAAGCTGTCAAAAAAGGCTCTATAAGTGCCACCGCAGCAGTTAAAACGGCCAGGGCAAGAAAAGAAGCCCAGAAAGAGGTTAAAGAAAAACTTGACCGTGGTGAACAGGTGAGCAACAGAGATGTTGATGTTGCTGACGGAAAAATACACTCACTCTCTGTTGAAGAAATTCAGAAGCAGATAAAAAAGGCCGACACTCTTTTCTGTTCCGCAAAATCAAATAAAGATGGACAGTATTATAAGGGTGTTTACACTGGGCTTCATATTGCTATCGGATTGTCTGAAAAGCTTAAATAATGAAAATCGATGAATATAAAAAACAGTTTGAGCTTGCACTTAGGTGCAAGTACTCATCTGGTGCAACGATAAAAAACTATCTTTGCTGTTTTGATAAATTCATAAGGTTCTCAGTAAATAAAAAAATGGATATGAATGAGTTGATTAAAAGCTACCTTGTGTGGGGAGTAAAATCAAAAGAGCCAAAAACTATAAATCTACATCGAGCCTCAATTGTATCATTTTTCAAATTGGTAAAGGGTGTTGAAATAAAAGTTGACCAAGTGCCTCGCAGAAAAGAATTTAAAAAAATACCAAAAGTTATACCGCAAGAAAAAATAATAGAAGCGATACAAAAAACATTTAATTTGAAGCATAAGCTTGAATTGATGTTGTTTTACGATTGCGGAATACGTCTTTGCGAAATTTCAGGATTGAAAAAAAATAATATTTACAACGGAAAATTGTGGTTACAGGACACTAAAGGAAAAAAAGAAAGAATGGTTCCAGTGTCTACCCCGATAATGGACATACTTTTAGAATTAACAAAAGACATGCATGGTGATGATCTTGTTTTCGGCGGCGTTTGTAAAAGAACGTTCGAAAAGGTGGTTTCTTCTGCGTTTGAAAGAGTTGGCGTGTCAGCCACTCCGCACATGCTGCGCCATTCGTTCGCCACGCACCAGATAATGAATGGCGAAAATGTATTCAAAGTACAAAAGTGGATGGGTCACAGTAATATAAAAACCACGCAGATTTACATTGGATTGAGCGAAGACATCTTATCGGTAAAAAAAGATTTAATAAATGTAAATTATACGAACCAAATGGGCGTATAATTTGTAGTTATGCAAAATTCCGCTATGCCTTTGAATTATATGGCGGCTCACTTAAACGAAAGGTTTTTTCATGGAAGTAACAAAGATTGCCCGCGTGTGCCACGAAGTTAATCGAGCATACTGCCAAGCTGTAGGGGATTTGTCACAGCCCGGGTGGGAAGATGCTCCCGATTGGCAGAAAGATTCAGCCGTAAAGGGAGTTCAGTTCCATATCGATAATCCCGAGGCGTCCCCGTCAGCGTCTCATGAGTCGTGGCTCAAACAGAAATTTGACGAAGGCTGGAAGTACGGGGCTGTGAAAAATCCCGAAATTAAGGAACACCCCTGTTGCGTTCCATACGATCAATTGCCTGTCGAGCAGCGGGCAAAGGATTACATATTCTCTGCGCTTGTACGGGAGATAGTAGCCGCCGAAATCACGGAAGCATAGCGGAACTATCGCATAACAGCCGCAGCTTGACATTAAAACGATCAAGCGTGCGGCAACACGTTGCCTGCAATAGCGGGCGAGATCACGATTGTAGGAGGTTTGCTTTGCATAAATTAGTAAATGATTGCGTTCACAGTCTTTGGGGAACCATCATTCAGATGTTGCGGGAAAGTGGCAATTATAAGTGCGATACTGAGTTGCGTAAACGGGCAGAGTTGTTTGAAGATGAGTTGTACCAGATTCAACCGTCGCAAACCTCGGAACCAGTGGAGTCGCCCGCAACAGACAGACAACAGCGCCAGCAAGAAATTGCCGCAATTCTCGATTACTTGGACATGTGCTCATTCAAAAATTTTACAGCAGAAAAATACGATATCACAAAACGACGGTTGCGCCAACTTCTTGCGTAGCGCAACACGTTATACAACATAAATCCGCCTCTTTGAATTGAAGTTGGCGGGCTAACAGAGGAGAATAAAAGTGAGAGAGGTTGAGTATTGCAGCAATGGTTACTACGGAAAAGAAGGGGCTCAAGCACCGTCTGATTTATCGCGTGGATTTTTTCATTGTTTCGTGACAGAAGGCAATAACGAAGAT